AGGGCAACAATCTGATTCTTTTATTTTTAGAACCGAAACAGGAACTTATACAAATACACGAATGTTTATTGAAAGTAGTTCTGCTATAACTACAAATTCTCCGACTTTAGGAAACGATGATAGATTTTTTATATATGTTGATGCCGATAATGGTAAGGCTTGGGTTGGGTTATATGATGATAGTGCTGGTACAACAAGTATTTATGGAAGTGATTTTGATACTGTTGGTGATCCAGCAACTGGTACTAATCCTACTTTAAGTTTTACTTCTGGTACTGAAATGATGATTTTTGTTCAATACTATAATGGTAATGGATTAACGATAGAAACTGAACCATCAAAAATGACACATAGTGTTGTAAGTGGTTACAATGCAATCAATACAACTAATTTAGGGAGTTAATATGGCAACACCAACAATACCAAATGGCGAAGAATATTTCTTTCCGATAATCTACGAAGGCAATGGAGGAGGGCAGAGGGTCGGTAAGTTCGTACCTTTTACAGATAATGGCACGATAGATAATAGTTGTATATTTAATAGTCCAGATAATCCTGTGTTAGAACGAACACCTAGTGGAACTGGTACAAGTAAAAAAACATTTACTATAAGTGCTTGGGTCAAACGAAGTAGATTAATTAATAGTGCTAGTTTTCATTCACAAAATATTTTTGGTGTTAATCACGGAAGTAATTCACGATATGGTATTTTTGGATTGTATAATAATGGGTCAGGCAATCCTACACAAGTAAGATTATTTTTAGGTAAATATACAACTGGTTCATCAACAACTGGATATGATTGGGTCACAAATAGAACTTTAGAGGACACTTCGAAATGGTATCACCTAATGGCTGTTGTTGACACAACCGATGATACTGATGCGGATAGAGTGAAGTTGTACATTGATGGTGAAAGGGTAACTTCTTTTGCATCAAGTTCTAATCCAGATGAAAATGATGAATTTTATTTTGGGTCTGAACACGACTATTATATTTCAACATACAATGGCTCAAATGGTCATTGGGATGGGTATATGGCTGAAATTAATTTTGTAGATGGCACAGCACTTGGACCAGATACCTTTGGTGTTGTAGACACCTCAACTGGTAGATGGATTCCCAAGACATTAAGTGGTATTACTTATGGCACAAATGGTTTTAGATTAACTTTTCAAAACAATAGTGCTGTTGCAAATTTAGGTTATGATTATCAAACCAGCGATAGGTCTGGCACAACTAATGATTTTACTGTAACTAATTTAGCTACTACAGACCAGACTACGGATAGTCCTACTCAGAATCATGCGACATTTGACCTAAATGATGATACTGGAACTATGCCACTTTCAGAGGGTAATCGTGAAGTAACTCAAAGTGGTTCTTCTAGTGGTGCAATCAGAGGAACTTTAGCACCATCATCAGGCAAATATTATTTTGAATTCACAGCTATATCTGTGGCTGGTAGTGATGGTTTTGGTGGTGTTGGTATTCAACTTAAAAATGAACCAGTTGATGCAGCTACTAGCATAGGGACGATAGGTGCAAACACCTATATTTATAGAGATGATGGATATATGGTACACGATGGAGATGGTACATCAGGTTTTACTAACTATGGGTCAGGTGCTATTATTGGGGTAGCATTGGATTTAGATAATGGTAAATTATATTTCTCATATTCAAGTGGAGCTGGTACTGATGGAGTTTTTGAAAATTCAGGTGACCCAGTAGCTGGAACTGGTGCTGTTTATACTTTACCTAGTAACCAAAGGTATGCACCTTATCTTGTGTTTAAAGGAAGTAGTGGTCAAAATTATAGTTTGAATACTGGACAAACTTCTTTTAATACAACCCCACCAACTGGCTTTGTAGCTTTACAACAGGACAACCTACCAGAAACATCTAAAGGCATAAGTGGATTAGTGTGGACGAAGAACAGAGATGCTGCTGACAATCACCAATTATATGATAGTTCACGAGGTAAACAACTAGCAGTAACAACTGATACTACTGCCGTAGAATCAACAGTTACAGATGGTTTGCAAAAATTTCTTAAAGGAGGGCAACAAATTGAAGATAATAATCTTATAAATACTAATGGTGAATCTTTTGTGAGTTGGAACTGGGTAGCAAACGGAGGAACAACTGTCACAAATGATGCTAGTGCTACTGGTGTTGGTGATATAGATAGTGTATACCAAGCTAATACTACATCTGGTTTTTCAATTGTTACTTATACTGGAACTGGAAGTGCTGGTACAATTGCTCACGGATTAGGTAGTAAACCTCATTGGGTTATGACAAAACCAAGAGATAATTCATCAGATGGTTTTTCTGTATTACATAATAGCTTGGGTACTAATTTTCTTGATCTTCAAACAAATGCTAAAGAGAATACAAATACTGTTGTATGGAATTCGGTTCCAACACCTACAGTTTTTGGTGTTGGTACAGCAACTGGTTCTAATAGTAGTGGTGTCAAATATATAGCATATTGCTGGGCGCCAATTGATGGGTTTAGTAAGTTTGGACAATATACAGGAAACGGCAGTACAGATGGTACATTTGTGTACACAGGATTTAGACCAGCTTTTGTTTTAATGAAACGAACTAATTCAACAGGTAATTGGTATTTAAAAGATACAACAAGAGATACCTTTAACCCTTGCGAAAAAACTTTGATGCCAAATCTTACAAATGTTGAAGCGGCTCAAACATATATTGATATATTGTCAAATGGGTTTAAACAAAGAATAGGTAATGATGCCTCTAATTTAACAAATAGCACTTATATTTATATAGCATTTGCTGAACATCCGTTTGTTGGAGATGGAACAAATCCAGTTACTGCTAGATAAATTTTTATGAATATGGTATAAGGAGATATTATGTGGGCAATAGTTAAAAATAGTCAGTTAATAGAAATAAGTAATGGTAATAAACCTATTACAGTAGGAGATGTTGTTCATCCAAAAGATGTATTTAAACATTGGACTAAATCACAATTAAAAGAAATAGGAATTTATGAATTTATTTCTGGCACACAACCTAATTCACGATTTGAAACACAAGGTGCAATATCATATGTAGTTGATGATGATGCAGGTACAGTTACAGAAAGCATTGCAAAAAATAATAAAAATATAAATGATGTTAATGAAGTAGATGAAAATGGTGATCCATTGTTAGATGAATATGGAGATCAGGTTGTTACAAAAGGGTTAAAAACTATTTATAAAGAACAAATAAAACAACAAGCTACAAGTTTGTTAGCACCAACAGATTGGATGGTAGTAAGAAAAGCTGAAGATTCTACTAAATCTATACCAAGTGCAGTTACTACATATAGAGCATCTGTTAGAACAAAAGCTGATGAAATATGCACAGCTATAGATAACTGCGATACTCTTGATAAATTAAAAGCATTATTTGAAACAACATATAATGATGATGGAAGTGTAAATGTATTAGCAACTATGCAAACATTACCAGATGATAATGATATTAAGGATTATAAAAGATGATGGTAACAAAAGATCATATTATTTTATCAAAATATTTTATGATAAAAATTCCTGCTGAAACAAAAAGGATTAATGATTTATCAGAAAATAGGTGGGGATATAAAAAAAGTGGACACTAGAACTATTCATGATGTAGCTGCTGAAATGGAAGCACACGAAAGAGAATGTGCTGTGTATAGAGATATGACAAAATTGCAATTAGAAAAATTAGAAGGTAGAATAAAAAGACTTGAGATGTTAATTATGGCATCTACTATATCTACAGTATCTTTTATATTAGTAGTAGCAATGAAAGTAATATGAGAAAAGAACATAAAAGTAAAACAGGTGGATTAACAGCAAAAGGTAGAGCATACTTTAAAAGAAAAGAAGGTGCTAATTTAAAACCTCCTGTTAAAAAAGGAACTAATCCTAGACGAGTTAGTTTTGCTGCTCGGTTTGCAGGGATGAAAGGTCCTATGAAGGATAGTAAAGGTAGACCAACTAGGAAAGCATTAGCACTAAAAAAATGGGGATTTGGTAGTGTTGAAGCAGCAAGAAAATTTGCAGCAAGGCATAAGAAAAAGAAATGAGGGGAAATGTTAGTAGACCCAATTACAGCATTTGCAGCCACTAAGTCTGCAATAGGTTTAATACAACAGGGAATAAAAGTTGGTAAAGATTTAACTGATCTTGCTAGTCCTATTATGAAATGGGCAGAAGCAGAATCACATATAGATACACATTCTAGTAATAAAGGTAAAAGTGTATTTGGTAAGTTTAGTAGTATAGAACAAAATGCAATAGCTGCTCACTTACGAAAAATGGAAATAGAAAAAATGAGAAATCAGTTGCGAGAAATATTTTTATTATATGCACCAGATGGATTAGTGCAATGGGAAGCATTACAAAAAGAAATAGCTAGACAAAGAAAAGAACATAAAGATGCTATTAAAAGGCGAATAGAAGCTCGTAGACGAAAATTACATACAATTATGTGGTTTGGTGCAGTAATTGTTATTTCTGTTATTCTGGGTGCGGAATTTTACTTTATACTAAACTAATTTTTTTATCCATTTACCTTTATTGTCTAGTATCATAGGTAATAATCTAGGAACTCCATCTATAATTATACCACAACCTAATATAAATCTTGTTTTAAAGTTTTTAGCATAATTAAATGCCATGCTTTTTTGATCTATTAAACATCCTACATTCATAGCAAAAAATAAATTGTTAGGATTAGCCCACCATTGTATTAAAAATTTTGTATGATAGTGTCCTTGTACAGCAGACATACCCATTGTTTGTGATACTTTTAAAACATCTGCAACTCTACCATGTGTAAAAAATACTTTTTGTTTATTTGATAAAGTAAGTGTTAAATCATCTACCCATTTCCATTGTTTTGTATTAAGAAAATCACCATAAGATTTCATAAATTCTCTACTCATACCAAATTTTATACCTCTGCGATATACTAAACTAGAATGATTTGAGTCTACTTCAACAACTTCTGGGTATATTGATTCTAATTCTTTTACATATTGTCTAGCAATTTTAAGTTCGTGTCCTGCTGAGTATAAATCTGGATCATGTGTATGAAATGATATAGCATGAAAATCTAGCATATCACCAATATTTACAACAAAGTCTGGTTTATATTCTTTTTTAATTTCTTTTAAAAAATCAAAAGAATTTGGATGATGATAGGGTATATGTAAATCAGATATTACAAGGACTCGTTTATACATTTTTATTTACCTAAGTTATCCACAGGTATAAAAGTACCATATTTTAAGGATTATGCAAGACTTCGCATGATTTCAGCTAGGGCTTCTGCTCTGTTTTTAGTTTGTGTTGCCCATTTAGAATCTAACATCTGATTAGCCGCTTCTTCATAATCTTGATTTTCTAATGCTGACCACATTTTTTTAAATTTACTTACTCCACCCATACCTAATTGAAAAACCATTTCAACTATAATTTCGGCTGCTTTGTTTTTAATGATAGTGTTTCCAATTAATTTTTCTGCTTGGTTTACTGCCTCATTAAAATCTCCCTCAAATACATCTTCTAAATATTTCATATCGTATGCTTTGCCATCTTCCCATTCTTCATCATCTGTGCAGAGGTGTCCATAGCCAATGGTTCGTTTACCTAATGTATCTTTATACACAGTATCACAGTAACCTTCATGGGTTTTAATTCTATCCTTGAGTTCTTCTAAATTGTAAAACATTATTTTTTCATATTATCTCTAGCTATACCTTTAGACTTTTCGTAGCTACGAAGTCCACCAAGTCCTAATAAAGATAAAGTTAGAGTCATAAGCTCCCCTGTGTTTAGGTCTGGGAGTTTTATTTTAGGATCAATCATTACGGCAATCCATTCAGCAATAGGCATAAAGAAAAAGTTTGTAAATATACCTAAAGCACAAATCCACATAATAGCAGGTCTTGCTCCTGCAACAAATAGACTTGGGTGTTTAGCTTGTTCAAGATTTATTTCTGCTTGTTTTTTATCAAGCTCATTAATTTGTTTTTTTATTTCACCATTAATTTTTGTTTTAAGGTCTTTATCCTCAACAAATTGGTCAATAATCTTTCCTGCTACACCTATGATAGAACCAATAGGGAGCATTTACCAACTAGTCCAAAGAATTAAGATTAATAAAACTAGAACAATCCAATCATGCACATCCCAATTCATAGACCATTCTTGTATGGTTTCTTTAATTTTATCCCACATAACAACAATGTTAAGAGGATTTATTGATTATGCAAGTGTATTTAAGTTAATTAGAATATGGTGTCATTAAAGTGTTTGCACCATTTATTTACTCTGCAGTAGTTAGCACATCTAACATCTTCTCCTGCTCTATGCACTATTAAACATCCCTTACCTTCTTTCATATTGTTTTCAGCAAGATATTGTTTTGCATCTTGTAATGTAGGTAACACTCTTAATGCAGATTTTCTACCATCTTTCATAACTGCAAAGCTATCTTCTTTTCTCCATCTTTCTTTAGCAGAACATATATCTGGTTCTTTTATATCTGCTTGTTGATGTAATTTTATTCTTTCTTTAATAAAACTTTCTTGTTCTTCTTCTGACCATAACCTAATAGGTATCTTAACTACTTGTGCTTGAGGGTAGTTATCAGATTTACTAGCTTGTAGTTTAGACCAATCTCTTAATATAGCTATGATATATAATTTATTTATTTTTATATTGACTTTATCTGGATTATGTCTAACTAAAAAATCTAATATATTTAATTGTTCTTCCCATTCATCTTTACCATTTTGCAGAGCATCTAGGGCTGACCAAGCTGAAGTAACTTTAAAATCTATAAGTTCTCCATCTTTTGTTATATAATCAAATTGTCCAGATAATGTCCATCCATTCGTAATATTATCATCTTTGTAGAACAATCGTATCTCTGATAAGTCGTTTTCTGTTTCTGCTCTTTCTATAATATGATGTACTGATTGGCCAATTAAAGACCATATTCTATCTGATACATCTTCTTCTATTTCATCTTTATGTTTGATCTCTAGGTATCTAATTAAAGGGGGTGCTATCAAGCGAGTAGTAGATATATCTGATCCAGAGGGGTCGTAAGGATCATTCTCTACTGCTCTCTTGATAGCTAGGGGAAGGTTCATTTTATTAGTTAAGTTCATTATTATATATCCTTTTATCTAATTTAAATTTATGAAGTGGAGTACATTTCATAGCCACAATATCCATAGGACTTTCTTCAAACTGTTCTTGTACACTCCACCAAGTAAAGACATTACATTCTGATTGAAAAGGAAGTGCATACTTTACATATAAACCACCTTCGTATTGAATCCATAGTGTAATTATAAATGCTTTAAACATCTAACTTCTTATAATATTTTCTATATGCAGGAGGTATAAATATTTCTCTACCCTTATGGTCTTTAATTACTTTGCCTTTTAAGTCAATCAAATAACCATCTTTGTTATAAAACTCTATCATTCCATTATTAAAATGGTACTGTGTCATCTGGTTCTATATCACTTTCTCCATGTTCTTTTACATCTTCTTGAGATTGTCCTTCAAGTTCTTTGGATTCTAAGATCATATTTCTTATACCTTCTCGTAATTGGTTAAATACAGTAAGTTCACCTTTTTGATATTCTTCAATACTAAAAACTAATGATTTATTAAATTGAATACCAACATCATCTTTTGTAGGTAGCACAGTAGACACTTTAGGTTTGCCATTGTTTCCTTCTATAACATTGATCTGACATACTTTGCCAACAAGGTTACTTATATCAAAACCTTTTTTTTCATCTTCTGTAAAAGGTCTGCCTCTCCAAGAAGTCAAGTCTATGGCAAGATTTGCTTTTTCATATAAACTGTGATTATAAAACTTACTAATCTCAAAAGGTTCTTCAGCATCTTTGTTATGGACTTCCCAAGTTATCATAACTTTTCTTTTCCAAGACACTTCCCCTTTATATTCATTTCTTTGTGTACCTAAATCTATAACTCTAATACATCTAGCATTATGAACCCCTGTTGATAGTTGAGGGTATTTAGATTGTTGGCTATCATCTTTTACTATTAAGCTCATTGTTTTCCCTTTTGTTATAATTATTTAATTAATATAAGTTAATATAAATATTATGTCAACAACATATTGACAAAAGTTAATAAAATTATAATATATCTAGTATGAGTTACGAATTAGCTATTGAAAGAAAACAAGAAGTCATCACTAAGTATGGTGGTGGTAAGAATTTATCTAGGTTATTAAAAATATCACATCCTGCTGTTTCTAAATGGGAAGTTATACCACAATTAAGAGCATTTCAGATTGCTAGTTTTGGTGATTATACAGTAGATTATATTAGACCAGATTTAAATTTCTAGAAAATCCACAGTACATAAGGGTTACAAAGCATAGCATTGCTATGGCATTGCTATAGCATAGCTTTAACACAAGTATAGCACTATGCTATAGTTTTGCTAATGGCAAAAGTATCCCCTTCATCTTCATCTTCACCTTCATCTTCATCTTCATCTGCTATACAAGATATAACAAGAACAATAGCAATTTAAAAAAATTGTTGACAAATAAAATTACTTAACCTAACTTAACAACTATGAGAAAATCAACAAGTCAAGAACAATCTCCTGCATTTCAATTTTATGCTAGTGATTGGATAAGCAATCCTAATAGATTAAGGTTATCCTTAGAAGAACAAGGTGCTTATGTATTGTTATACTGCTATTGTTGGCAAGGGTTTGAAATAGAGTATGATGATGAAGTATTAAGTAGAATGTGTAATTGCAGAATAGATAAGATTAAATCTATTATGCCAAATATAATACATTTATTTAAGCAGATAGAAAAAAATGGTAGAATATATTTACAATGCATACAAGCAGAAGAAGAAAGAAAAGAGCAAGAATTAAATAGGGTCAAAAGAAGTAAAGCAGGGAAACTTGGTGCAAGAATAAGGTGGAAGAATCTCAAATGACATTTTGGTTAATTATAATATACCTAGTAATAGGATTGATATGGTATTGGTATGAACAGTAGAAATAGAAAACCCACAGATAAAATATTAGGTTGGTCAATTAAAATATATTTTAACTCTGGCAAGGTAGAAGAATTAAATTTATGTCCAGATAAGATAGCTAAACAAATAGATAGTTACATTCAAGAAGTTACAGAAAGAAAAGATTTTTAATGCAGTACAAAGATTTTTTATATGCTTTTGGAGAACATCATAGTTTTCAGACCTTTTGTGATAAAGGTGTAAACAAAAGACTTATTAAACAATTACATGGAACAATAGATGAACATATTAAAGAACTTACAGAACTGAATAAAAAAGGTGCAGGGGTTTATTTTACAGTAAACCAAACTAATTTAGAGGGCAGAACTACAAAACATATTACAAAAGTAAGAGCAGTATTTTGTGATTTTGATGGTACACCTATGCCAGATAAGTTTGATATACCACCACATTTTATAATAAATACTAGTCCTAACAAATATCATACCTATTGGCTAGTAGAAGATATGCCATTAGAAAGTTTTACACTTTATCAACAAGCATTAGCAAGTAAGTTTGGTTCAGATAAAGCAGTAAAAGATTTGCCAAGAATAATGAGGGTTGCAGGTTTTTGGCACAA